TTTTTTCTTTGGCTCACCGATTTATTTCTCTTGACAACTACGCGTTTGTTCTTTGTTTCAGTAGTTCTCGCTTCTTGATTCACACGTCGGTCTTGACTGTCAATATGTATTTTGCTTTGTTACCTTGATGACAGTTGTTGACACGTATTGACCTACTGTGAATGGCTGACTTAGTCTTCTTCCTGGGGGACGGGGTGCCGAAAACGAAACAGCGACGCGGCGGTGACTTGTTGTGTACGGTTCCTGACGGAAATCCGACCTCGTCGTCTGCTACTAAAACAGCAGGAGGGCCAGCTCGTATGGAGGAGCCAATTCGCACGCAGCGCAAACTATTCCTCACACTGAAAATTCCGCTGCTCAAAGTTACCGTTCTTAGGTGTCAGGTCTGCGGCCACGTCTGGACACCACGCTCGCCGCAGCTCCCGAGAATCTGCGCCAAGAGGGCGTGCCATTCGCCGAAGTGGAACGAAAAACACAACGCAGCGTAGTGCTCTAGGTATCTAGGTATAGACTTTTCGATTGACAGGTTGAAAGCTCGGGGTGTATAGGTATGAAATATGCCCGAAATTTCACTGCCTGTTCTGGAGTGCCTTCGCTGTGGGCACACCTGGTATCCACGCTCGATGTACCCCCCGAAGGTCTGCGCGGCCTGCAGCACGCCCTACTGGAATAAACCTCGCCAGATGGCCGGCGCCATCAAACGCTGGGAGCTGAAGCAACAGCAACAGGCTCGCCAGAAAAAACGACAACCCGCGACGGCGCAGGAGTAGTCATGGCCCGTGGCCGGATGCTCTCCAAAAGCCTGAGCACCTCGCGAAAGTATGGGGCGCTCTACAAGCTAGAAGAACCGCTCGGCTCTCAATGCCAGGCGGTCTACCCGCTCCTGGTTGCCCACGCTGACGACTTCGGGCGCCTGGAAGGAGACCCCTTCACGATCAAGACCGCTGTGGTCCCAGGATCGAATTGGCCTCTAAGTCAAGTCGAAAATATCATCGCCTCGCTCGCCGCAGTTGGACTCATCGCCGCCTACGAAATCGACGGCAGTCATTTCGTCCAAATCATTGACTACGACCGACATCAGAGCGGAATACATAAGCGAACACGGTCTCGGTATCCAGAGGCTCCAGGAATTTCCGGGAATTTCCGGGAGATTCCTGAACCTCCGGGAATTTCCGGGGGATTCCCGGAAGTTCCGGGAGTTTCCGGGAGTCTCCAGGAATTTCCCAAAAGTACCGGTACAACTGAACTGAACAGAACTAGTAATAAGAACAAAAGAACCGACGCTGGCGCGTCGGAACCTGTGGAAATCTCAAAACCTGCGGAAAACTCGGGAAACGGCGCGGCAGCGAAGCCAGCGAAACCAAAAACCGGCTACGCCAGCGTCCTGGTGAACTGCTACACGGTGCTCGACAAGGCGGCGCCCGATGAGGGTTACGCGGACCTGGTCGAAAGCGCGAAAAAACTCAGCAGCGGGGTTCCAGGTTACGAGCGCCTCGTCCACAAGGCGCTCGACGCCGCGCTCCATCAGCGCGGGCGCGTCGCGCAGACGACGCCGATCAGGCCGGAAGTGGTCAAGCGTTGGGCGGGGCTGTGAGAACCTGGACCCGCGTGGACGTGCCGACCTACTGCGGGCGCTGTGACCGCGAAATTCCGGCCGGCGAGCCGCTGCTCGTGCTCACGGTCGTCGGCGTGCGCGCCCTGCACCGCTGCGCCGACTGCGAGGGGCCGGCGCCGCCCGAGCTGCCGGCCCAGGTCGTGCAGCACAGCACCACGCGGCCGATGATCCAGCTCTTCGCCGCCGACTTGAGCCTCGCCAGTCTGCGAAAAACCGCAAAAACCACCAGGATGCCCTACCGCGACGACTAAGCTCAACCAGAATACCCGCCAAACTGCTTAGCTTGCCCCAGGATGGGATTTCCACAGCCCCCCAGCCACCCACCTACACACCCTTAGGTCTCAAGGTTGCAATGGCAACCTCGCGGGTTTACTGTTCCTGCTTCACCCCAGGAGCAACCGGATGCCGAGCGTGTCGCGGAACCCCTTAGCGGCGACGTCGGTCGGCGAGCATTTGCCGGCAAAGCTCAATCCGACGAGTCGCGGGCTGTTTTCGCTCTCGAAATTGCTCCCACGCCAGAAAAAACAACATCCGCAACACCTGATTCACGCCGCGCTGCTCAAAGGCCTGGCGCCGTCAAAAAAACCAAACGACATCGCGAGCGGCACGCACGATTCCGGCGAGTTTTAGCCCGTGCGACCGCTGTCTCCATCAGTCGATCTTCGCGCCCACAGTCCCACCGTTAAATTCACGCCGCCGAAGGGCACGCTGCTCTGGCCGGCGGTCTCCGCGTGGACGGATCTGCACTGGAAACGCTGGCTGCACGAGCATCACTGGACCGCTGCACAAATTACGAAATATCTCCGCGCCGATCGCTATCGCTACGGCCTCGGCTTCACGCGCGACGGCAAACTCGCGGGCGTCAACGACGCGCTCGACGCGAAATGGCTCTACCACCCGACACCGAAGGGCGTCACGCTGCACGCGGCGACCACGCCGAACATTCTCTGGGGCGGATCGGCCGGCGGCTCGAAAAGTTTCGGTCTCCGCTGGGAAGCGTTGCGCTGTTCGCTGATGTACGAGGATTTCCGCACGCTGATCGTGCGTCGCGAGCTGGAAGAACTGCGCCGCACGCATCTCGACAAGCTGGAACGCGAAGTTATCAACATCAACCAGGCGGCGGGCCGCAAAATTCTCTCGCTCGGCAAGCAGCCGCCCGCGCTCGTCTGCGAAACGACCGGATCCAAAATTATTTTCGGGCACGTCAACAGCATCGGTGACGAAGAGCGGTACCTGAGCGAGGAGTACGACCTTTTCGGCGGCGACGAGGCGACGCGGCTGATGAAAAAGCAGATCGTCGGCATCGCCGGCCGGCTCCGCAACGACGAGAAGCGCCTGCACCGCATTTCGCGCATGATTCTGACGACGAATCCTGGCGGGCCGGCGCACCAGTATTGCGTCTCGCATTTCATCGAGAAAAACGTCACCCCCGAAGAAAATCCCCGCTACGACCCCGCCGACTACACGTTCATCAAGGCCTCGCTCTACGACAACCCGTACCTCATGGACGAGGACGGCACGTACACGAACTACGAAAAGCGGCTCTACGCCTACGACGTCGATCGGCGCCGGCAGCTCCTCGACGGCGACTGGTCCGCGATCGTCGGACAGTTCTTCGGCGAATTTTCCGAAGCCGGGCACGTCCGCACGATCACCGACCTCCCGCGCGGCTGCAGAATCGAACGCTGGGTGCGCTGGGGCGATCAGGCGTACGCGATCTTCGCGCTCATCTTCCCGAACGGGCGCGTGTACCTCCTCGATGAGATTCTGTTTGAGCCGAAACGCGTCGCGGCCTCCGTCGCGGCGGAAATCAAGCGGCAGTCGGCGTACGCGCGCGATGACGCGCACGGCGTGCTCGGGCGCACCGTCGGGCACATCGAGATGGAGAAGGGCGCGGGCCTGGCCGGCGAGTCGTACGCCGACACGTTCGCACGCTCGGGCCTGCCGGTGTGGTGCGACAACACCGACCCGGTGCAAGGGTGGGGTCGCGTGCGGCACTGGCTCCAGATGGCGCCGGACGGATCGCCGTGGCTGCTGATTCATCCGCGCTGCGCCTTCGCCGTCCGCACGCTGACCTCGCTGGTCGAGAACGAGGACAACGCCGAAGACATCGCCGACGACCAGGAAGACCAGGCGGCGCACGCGATCCGCTGCGGCCTGATGGCGCGCCCGTCGCCGCGCGTGCTCAAGCCGGCGCCCACACCGGTCCCGAAGGATTCACCGCGCGCGATGATGAACGAATGGCTCGTCGGCCGGCGCGCAGCCGGCCAGGTGGCGTGATGGACACGTACCTCGACGGCGTCGCGACGATGCGCTGCCGCGCGTGCCACAGCGCGCTGCGGACGGCCGACGATGAGCCGGTGGTCGCGATCCGCGTGTCCGACGCGGAAGACCTCGTGCGGCTCCTCATCGAGTACGTCGATTGCGGCGAAGTCTGGAACGACACGATTCTGCGGCTGGAGCACGCGGTCGGCCGCACGTACGACCAAATTCGCCGAGCGCACGAACCGCCGGCAGAGGACGCCTGATGTATCCGCCACCAACCGGCCAGGGTAGCTCGCCCGGCAGCGACGCCGGCTCGATGGGAATTACCAAATTCGACAGCGAGCTGCACAACGAGAGCGGCAGCGGCGCGCTGATGCCGCAGGGCGGGCCGGGCCAGAACCTCGTCACGATTCCGATGGACGAGGAAGCGGTCGGGCAGTGGCAGATGCGGATCCAGCAGGCGACCGACCGTCGCAAGGAGACCGAGCAGAGCTGGGACGTGCTCCTGCGCTCGTACCTGCCGAAAGTCAAAGACGGCCCGGTGCTCCTGAAGGTGATGCTGCACTTTCGGAACGTGCATTCAAAAATCGGGCAGTTGTTCTATCGCTCGCCCGAGATGATTCTGACGCCGCGCGGCCCCGCCGCGAACCAGCTCCCACCGCCGCCAGCACCCCCTGGCGGTCCCCCTGGCGCGGGCGCGCCGGCAGCTCCTGGCCTCCCTCCCCCGAGCGGCATGGTCGGACCTCCAAGCGGCGCGCCCGCCCCACCCGCCGGCATGGCCCCCGGCATGCCGCCACCGCCACCAGGACCGCCCCCAGGCCCGCCGCCAGGGATGCCGCCTGGAATGCCCCCAGGAGGGCCAGGAGCGCCCCCAGGAGCCGCGCCGGGCATGCCGCCGCCAGGGATGCCCCCGGCGCCGCCCACGCCGCCGGCAGAGGCGACGGTGTCGCTCAAGCAGGCAGTCCTGAACTGGTACCTCGGCCGTGACGGCATCAACGCCGTGCGCCTGGTGGATGAGCTGCTGTTCGACGTGCTCGCCTGGGCCGGCATCGGGGTCGCGAAAGTCTGCTACCGCGTCGTTACGCAGCCGATCGCGCTACCGGGCACGCAGCCGGTCGCGATGGGCGTCACCGGTCAGCCGCAACAGATTCACGTCCCGATTTACGAATGGTGGGAAGCGCGCCGGCTCTCACCGAAAAAGTTTTTGTTCGACGCGAACCTACACTCGACGCGCTACGACGAGGACGCGGCCTGGACCGGGATGGATTTTTTCGCGGCGCCGCAACAAATCTGCGAGATGTTCAACCTCACGCCCGACGAGGTGGGGAACGGCGGCACCGAAGACGATCGCTTGTTCAAGTACGACAGCGACAGCAACACGCGATCGAAGACCGGCGGGCTGGTGCATGGCGTCGAGCTGACCTACAAGGCGAGTCTCTTTGATGGCAACGAGCGGCACCCGCTCAAGATGCGGCAGCTCGTGTTCATCGACGGGATCCGCGACCGGCCCGTCGTGCATCGCGACTCGCCCGACCAGAGCTTTGACGATCGCGGCCAGCTCACCGACGACTCGCTGATCGGCTTTCCGTACCATGTGATGACGATCCGCGACCTCGCCGACTCGCCGTACCCGCCGGCCGACTCCGCGTTCACCGACGCGAGCCAGAAAGAGCTTTCGACGTTCCGCCGGCAGAAGATCCAGCTCCGCGACGGCGCGATCGGCAAGCTCCTGGTGGACGAGGGCGCCTTCGGCGACACCGAACTCGATCAAATCAAAAACGGCGAACCAGGGACGACGATCCTCGTCCAGGCCGGCATGCTCGCGGGCGGGTCGAAGCGTATCCTCGACACGACGGCGCAGATCCAGGGCACCGCCGACGACTACCGCACCGAATCGAACATCAAGCACGAAGTGGACGAGACCCTCGGCATCGGTGGCAACCAGGCGGGCACGCCCGAGTCCACGGTGCGCTCGGCGACCGAGACCGCGCAAGTGGCGGCGGCGGTCTCCGCGCGCAACGGCAAGGAGCAGGGGCGTGTCATCGACTGGTACATCGGTCTCGCGCGCAAGCTCGACGCGCTCCTGATGCGCTACGCGACGAATGATGACTACATCGCGATCACGGGCGACGACGGCGCGCGGACGCTCGCGGTGTGGAACGCGAAAAAAATCAGCGGGCGGTACCTCTACGACATCAAGCCTGACTCGCAGTTGTTCGTAGACGCGGCGCGCGACCGCCAGCAGCAGCTCACGCTCTACAACCTGGCCGGCAAGGATCCGCTCGTCAATCGCTCGGAGCTACTCAAGCCGGTGCTCCGCTCCTTCGGACACGATCCGGCGAAGACGATCAATCCGCCGCCGCCGCCGCCCGAGCCGCCGCCGCCCGAGAAGCCGAGCATCAGCTTCACGTTCAAGGGCGACGATTTTATGAACCCGCAGCTCGCGCCGATTCTGTACGGGCTGCTCCAACTTTCGACGTCAACCGGCGCGCCGCCGCCACCGATGCAACCCGAGCACGGGGGACCGATGACGCCAGGCACGCCGATCAATCAACACGCGGCCGGGCATTCTGGCGGTCTCCCGAACGCGCCCGGCGCGATGGCTCGCGCGCAGCGCGTGCATCCGGCCGAAGCCGAGAGCGGCCCGCCTGGTCCGACCGCGCCAGGCGTCGGGAGATTGCAATGACGGTGTGCATTCGCAAGGGCTGCGTCGCCCTGGCCGAGCCTGGTGGTCTCTGTGCCGCGCACGGTGCCGGCTACGACCAGCACGACGGGTCGCGCAAGCTGCAGTGTGCGCGCTGTCGCCGCGCGATCGGTAACGGCGAATGGTACCGACAGGTCGGCGTCGAAATTCGACACGCGAAGGCCTGCAAGATGAAAGAAGTCCCCGCGCGCGAGAAGAAGACCGCATGAGCATCGTCGTCGCCACCATGGTCGCGCAGCTAGAAAAACGACGCGACGTGATCATCGCCGATTTACTCGGCAAGGTGGACGTCGCCGACTGGCACGGTGTGGCCGACGCCGCGATGGATTTACGAGAGGTGTATGCGGTACTGAAAGCCCTGGAACTGTTGGAGCCGCGCGCATGACGGAAGAGGAGATGGACGAACGGTATCGTGGCATCGCCCGCGCTGCGCTCGCGCCGGCTCGCGAGTTACCACGATTCCGCGAGCTGGAACCAGAGATTGCTGCGCGTCTCAAGCAAACGCCATTTGAAACGATCGCCAGGGATGGGGCGGTCACAACCATGCTCCGCATATATCAGGAGCTGAGCACGAAATGAGAGTCCGCGTCGCGACGATCGAAAAGCGCCGCTGCGACTGTGGCTGGTCGGGTGATCAGTTCGTGAAAGCTGGGAACTTCACGACGCTCTGTCCCGATTGCGCGCTCCCCACGACCTCCACACGCGTGGAGCAGTCACAGTCGCATTTCATCGAGACCGATAGCATCCCCGGCGGGCTAGTGCTGGAGAATTACGGCGCGCATCCGATCAAGGTCTACTCGCACACCGAGCGGGAGAAGGTCATGGCGTCGGCGGGCCTGGAGCTGAAGGAAAAATTCTGTCCGACGCCAGGCACCGACATCGATCCGGCCGGCATCCCGAACCCCAAAGGCTACATGGACCCGTACACGCTCGAAAACGCACGGATCCTGCTCTCACGTCCCTCGCAGCCGCGACACGAGGAGCCGGACCATGTCGGAAACATCAAACTGGAAATCGGCGCTACGTTCAATGAGGTGCTCAGCCCCGCCGAAGTCCGAAAACTGCGAGAGACCCTTGGCTGATCATCCGCTCTTACATCTCCCCGGCGGCGGCATCATCCCGGCGAACCAGGACGTCACGACGATCACCGCTGCCGAGATGATGCAGCTCGCGAGCTTCCATGAAATCGCGCAGCGGTACGGGATCGTGCTCGTCTGCAAGGCGTGCGATCACTCGTTTCTAGGAGACAACGATGGAACCGGAAGACTCTGGGCCGTCAAGTGTAAATGTCGAGTCCTCCAGGCCGATATGGGACGCCCAGGACGGTCCTGAGCTGGCGCCGTGCCCCTGCGGCTCGGTGCATTTTCTCTCGCGGCCCTCGGGCGACATCGTCTGCTCGACGTGTAGCCGGCCGGCGCTCTTCGTGAACCCCAGACAGGACCGGCCGTAGATGCCTGACCCTGTCGAGGAGGCGTTGCTGCAGCAGCTCGTGCAGCAGTTGAGCGGCCAGCGCCCGCCCATGATGCCGAGTCACGTTCCCACGCCGTCGATGCTGCCGAGTCACGTCCAGGTCGGCGCGCAGAACGTCGGCCCGAACCTACCGCCTGACATGATCCGCGACGACGGCACGGCGAAGGGCAACGGCTTCCTGGGCGAGATGCCCAGGCCAGGCGGCGGCGTGTCGAGCGAACTCTCGGTGCCGCTCTGGGAACGCGGCGACCCTGGACAGAAGGACTACGCGAAGAGCGATCAGGAAATGCCGCTGATGGTCTCGACGCTGTCCGACGAGGAGCTGCAGTATCTGCTCAACACGCCACCGAAGGATTTCGACTGGCAGTCGCCGATCATGCAATCGATCGGTCGGAAGGCGAGCGCGGGAGCGAAGGCGCGTCTCGGGGCGGGGAAGTCGCCGTTCGCGGAGGCCAGCGAAAGCCCGCTCACGACGAAGCAGGGACCAGAGCTGCCGCTCGATGAAGAACCGCGCATGATGGCGTCGCACGCGCCGCAGGCGTTGCAGACCGACGATCCGATCGCGTCGATTTTGCAGAAGGCGCAGAGCATCGGGCCGTCACAGGTCGGCGAGCGGTACACGCTGCCACCGAATCCGACGACGACGGACCTGATCAAGGAGTTTCTCGGCGGCAGTTCTGGCGTGCCACGGTCGGTGCTGGCGCAAGACCCGATGGGCATTGACGCCTGGCAAAAGGGCGCTGGCCCGATGCCGATCATCGGCGGGATGGCCGGCACGATCGACCCCGCCGAGAAAGCAGCAGTGCAAGCGATCCGCGCGGCGTTCGCGTCAGGAAATCCTGCCGAGATACAGAAGGCCGAGCAAGCCGTGCTGCAGCGGATGCGCGACGTGTACACGCGAGGGGATCCTGCGGAGATGGAGAAGAAAATTCTGGGCGCGGCCACCGAACTCGCGCCGGACTGGCCCCACCGAGACGTCGCGATGGGCGCCTCTCCAGCGCCTGCCCCGCAAGGAACGCTGGCTGGGACGATTGTGCCTGAGGAGCCAGGATCGAACCTGCCGTATGAGCAAAATCAGCAGCAGAAAAACCGGTGGGAGTATTTCTACAAGCGAGGCCTGGCACTCCCGAACCAGGCGGATTGGGAAGGGCAGGGGCAAGAACTGATCGGCGCCTTCGGTGGCGACAAAGACCTCGCCTACAAGTGGGGCCAGATGGTGGGCGCCACCTCTCCTGGGACCGACGTGGGGAACAACACGAAAGAATCGGTCGCGGCGCTGCTGTACTACCTGGAGCACCCTGATCAGCCGATGACGAACTCGATCGCGGAGCGGCTCCGACCACGCAAGATCACGATGGCTGAATCGAAGGTGCCGAACCTCAACCTCGCGTTTTCAGGGCAGGAGCTGGGCAGTCCGAAAGCGAACGCGTTCGCGGGCTACATGGTCGGCGATCCTCGGGTGCCGATGGACGTCCATGGCCTCTTCGGCGGCGGGTCGTTTCAGGAAAAAATTGACGCGGAATACTCCGCGTTGCGGCACCTGATGACCGCCCGCGAGGGCTTGCCGTTCAAGAAAAGCCTCGATGAGCACGGGATGTATAAGCGGTTTGAGGAAGCCGTCGTGAAGGCCATCCTCCCGCTCGATCCGACGCGCGGGCAGAATCAAATCTGGGGCACCCTCTGGGAGGGCATTCGCGATTACAAGGGTCTGCCCTATCAGGGCGGGCCGGTCGATATTCTGCGGGTCAAGAAGCTCCTCGGCGAAGGCGCGATGCTCGACAAGGATTTCCTGCGGTGGACCCTCAAGCAAGGCGGCTGGACGGCCGGCGCTATCGCTGGTCTGATGGCGGCAATGCCGGATTCACCAGCGATGGTGCCGAGTCATGCTCAGCCTGGAGCGGCGGGAGCTGCGGATGAATCCGCGCCGCAAACTCTGGGTGAGCAATGACGGTGTGCTCGCGCTGCGCGGCGGCGTTCGCCCCCCACGACGCGGAGACGACGACGAACCCGCAGCGAGGACATTTCGCGCGGACGAGACCCATGGCCCAATTATAGCAGCGTTGGCGGTATAGACCTATAGGCTCCTTGTGGGCGCCCCGCGTGGCGCGTAGGATGAACTTCTTCTTTCGAGGCTGACCGGGCGAGACAGGTCAGAGCAAGCTGGTACCCTTGGAAACAGGTACGACCGAGAATGCGTCCCCCTCGCCGGCTCCGGTAGCCGCGCCGCCGTCTGCGCCAGCCGCTTCGACACCGGCTGCACCGACGTCTGCCGCTGCCGCGCTCGCGAAGGCGAACGCAGCGGCCTCGTCAGCCGCACCCCCACAGCAGCCTGCATCGGCATACGCCGATCCGACCACGCCCGCGATAGGGGCGGCGGCTCCCGTGGACACGCGAGGCACCACCATCCCTCTCGATCGCCATCAAGCAGCACTGAAAAACGCGCGGGCAGAAGCAGCGGCGGAAGCGATCAAGCAATACGCGTGGACGCAGGGCTATAACCAGGACGACATCAACCAGGCGCTGAGTCTCGTGACTCGGCTCAAGGGTGATTCTCGCGGGTTCTATCAGCAGCTCGGTCGCGAACTCGGCGAGCCGCAGCCCCAGCAGCAACCACCGCCGCCGCCTCGCACCATCCAGTCGATCTTTCCTGCCGCCGACCTCGTTTCGGAGGACGGCAAGAAAGCCTTCTCGGAAGGTGCGGTCGTACAAGCGTTCCAAAACTTCGCGGAATATTTCACGGAGCAGATGGACTCGCGGTACGCGCCCGTGCTGCAGACCGTCGGTGAAGTCGCATCCGAGCGCCACCAGGCCCAGGTCAATGCCCACTACGGCGGCATTGCTGGGGACGCCCTGGCGCAAGCGCGCACGCTCCCGAGCTGGAACGAACTCCAGCCGGAAATCGCCGCCGAACTCCGACGCGTTGGTGAGACGAATCAAGACCTGCTCGCTCGCCAGGGCGCCGTCGGCACGATGATGCTGATCTACAACCGGCTGTACGCGGAGAAAGTCCTGCCTCGATTGCAAGCCCCTCAACCAGGGATGGTCAACCTCGCTGATCTGCAACGCAAAGCGAATGCGGAGCGTGGGTCAGCCTCGGCGTCGGCGCCGGGTTCTGCTGCGGTGCGTCAGGGTCCGAAGAACGTCTCGGAACTGGCGCAGCACATGGAACGTATCGCCGCATCCCTCGGCGGCTAGATCCCCTCCTCTCCTCGCTCCCGTTCGTAGGGAGTGTGTGCTATGCCCGGTCCCGTCAACAAGGGCCAGGTGGTCGCGAGCGCCTGGGAAGACTACGTCAAGCAAGACCCCGCCGATCAGGTGTACCAGTTTTTCTGGCTCCTCGAAAACCTGCGCGTCGGCGACACGTTCAAGAAGGGCGCGGGCGACCCGATCACCGGCACGATCGAGTACGCGCTGAACACCACCGTCAAGAGCATGTCCGAACTCGAAACCCTCGACGTCGTCCGCGTCGATGTGTTCGACCGCTACGAGTACGCCTGGAAGCTGATGGGCGGTCTCATCGTGATGTCCGATTTCGAGCGCGGCCAGACAGCCGGCGACGCCGGCAAGTTTGACCTGGAGGCCGCGAAGATGGAGTCGCTCAAAAACTCCATGCAGTCGCAGATCAACACGGATCTGTTCTCGGACGGCACGGGCAACGCGGGCAAGCAAGCGGGCGGTCTGCAGTACATCGTCTCCTCGACGCCGACGACCGGCACCGTGGGCGCGATCAACCGCGTGACCTACTCCTTCTGGCGCAACCAGCAGGCCTCGGGCGCGAAGTCCGCGACGCTCTACGACAATTTGAAGAGCGGTCTCCGGTCGCTATACAACCTCTGTTCGTCGGGAACGGCGATGCAGACGCCAGACTTCGCCGTGACGGATCGTTCGACGTTTGAGGGCTACGAGTCGCTGTCGGTGACGATCGAGCGTCTGAACCGATCGTCGGCGACGGACAAGCTGCTCTCGGGCTTCGCGGGCGATCACATCATGTTCAAGGATATCCCGATCTCGTTCGACTTCGCGGCGCCCACCGGCAACATCTACGTGCTCAACCGTCGGAACCTCTTCATCCGCTGGATGTACTGGATGAAGGCGTCGCCAGCGGTGAACCCCGCGAACCAATTCGCGGACGTCGTGAAAATTCTCACCGTCTACAACCTCTGCTCAGACAACCCGCGCCGCCTCGGCGTGCTCACGGCGTGCAACACGTAACGACAACCAGGAGCGGGGCGCGCGGCGTCCCGCTCCATTGCGGCCGATGAGCGCCTGGCGCGATCGAGTCCGCATCAACCAGCAGGAGACGACGACATGAAGCTCTATCCGATCAGCGGCCTCGCGGCGCTCGGCATGCTCAACGGCTACAACCGCCCGCTCGACCGTCACGACTTTCCGCACGGCACGATCCCCGATCGCGCGGGCATGTTCATCCCCGGCACGGGCGAGCTGCGCCGCTTCACGAACCTGACGCTCGCGAACGGATCCGCCGCCGCGCAGGACACCTGGAACACCAACTACGTCACGACCACGCAGCGACATCCGCTCGGCACGCTGGCCTACTCCAAGGATGGCCGCGTGTTCCGCTACGCGTCGGCCGGCGCAGCGGACCTGGTCCCCGGCAACATCGTGCAGTCGGCGGCACCGGTCCCGCTCCACCTGGCGTTGACCTCGGCGGTGCAGAACGTCGGCGACGGCGTCGCGCCCTACCCGATCGTGGTCACGCCTGGCGCGACAGCGGGCGCCGCGAACCTCTACGCCGAAGGCACGCTGATGATCGACACGACGCCTGGCAACGGCTACACGTACCGCATCAGCGGACACGGCGCGATCGGTTCCGCGACGCCGTTCAACCTGTTCCTCGACCCCGACGACCGCATCCAGATCGCGCTCTCGACGGCGTCGCGCTACGGCCTGCACCACAACCCGTACAAGACCGTGATTCAGTCGCCCACAACGGTGACCGCGATGGACTGCGGCGGCGTCGTGGCGGTCATCACGGCGAACACCGTCGCGGAGAACTTCGGCTGGCTCCAGACGCGTGGCCCCTTCGCGGGCCTCATCAACGGCACGCCTGCGGTCGGCACGGGCCTCGTGACCTCGGCGACGACAGCCGGCGCCCTCGACGTCGCGGCGGTCGCGGCGGAAATCAACGTCCGCATCATCGCCCGCGCGATGCAGGTGGGCGTCTCTGGCAAGAACAACGCGGTCTGGTTAACGCTCGATTGACGAAGAAGCTCACCACGAGACACGGGCGAGTCAACACGAAGGCGACTCGTCCGCGTCCCGTTCCGAAGACGAAAAGGAGACCGAGCATGACCCGCAAGCACGACGACGAACCCGAGACCGACGAGCTGCATCGCTCGATGCGACTGCCGACGCCTGACCACGAACTGCCCGAGCAGCCGAGCGGCCCAGGTTCAACGCCAGGCCGACCGCCGCATGTGGACAACGCGCTGCCGCCGCTCCGCGTGGGCATCGGCGAGCTGCCCGACGTGGACTACATCGAGATCCCCACGCAGCTCCCGGCCGGCGTGCGGCCGTACGACTTCTATCACGGCGGGCGCCGCTACGAACACCACGGCGAAGACGCCGACGGCACCTGGCTCTATCGCCACAACGGCTAACGAGAGGCACCATGGCAAACGACCCACAGAAAGCACAACCGCCCGACCCGTGGGCGGTCCTGGCCGGCATCCAGCAGGCGCTCACGCTCCTGGCGGCGCGGCCCGCCGAGTCGCAAGACTCCGACATGATGGCGAAGCTGACCGGCGCCATGGAGCGCATCGCGTCGGCGACGACCGACGCGGCCGAGAAGACGGTCCTCGAAAGCAAGCGCGCGTTCCGGCCCTCCAACGAAGTCTCACCGAACCGCTCGGTCTACCACCCACGCGGGCGCGCGATGACGCCGGACCTGAAATGCCGCATGGCCGTGCCCTGGCCGGTCTCAGGCGACACCGAGACCCGCGAGGAGGTGCAGCTCCTCAACCTGCTAGAGCAGGGCGAGTACCGCGTGCGCCGCGCCGACGGCTCGGTCTACGTCGAGCGCGTCGTCGTGACGGCCGACCTGAACGGGAAGCTGTCGGATCTGAACATCACCAACGAGACCGCGTTCAACAACGACAACTACAAGACGGCGCCAGGGCTGGTGGACCGCCTGCGGCAGATGTTGAAGCAGCATCCGAAGCCGATCCGCGAGGTGGCGGCGGCGGTGCTCTCGATGGACGAGGAGCAGGCGCTCATCGACTCGCACGAGCTGTCGGTCGTGGCCTGACGATGACCGTGGTGCCGTTGCAGCTCGTGCGCGGCGGCGCCGTCGAGGCGCGCCCGATCGACTCGCACTGGAAATGCAGTCGAGACGGCGCGTGCTGCCTGGAGCCGCGCGAGGTGGTGATGACGACCATGGAGGCCGGGCAAATTCTGCAGCGGACGGCCGGCGTGGTGGCGCTCGACTTTCGCAAAACGCAGGAGCACTTCGTCGCGCTGCACGCGCACCCGTGTCCGCTCTACGACGCCGAGACCAAGGCCTGCACCGTCTACGACATTCGTCCGTACAACTGCCGGCGCTTCGCGTGCCTGCGGCCGGATCCGCCTCGCGAGCCGTGGGAGACGGACCCGCTCTCGGGCGCGTGCCTCAACGTGCTGGAGCGCGTGCAGCGGTCACGCATCGCGCGGCGCGTGCTCCGCGTGATTCAGGAGAAGGCGCAACCGTGGGCGCGGCAGCACGGCTGGAGGCCAGATGCCTCGTGACGTCAACACGAAGATCGTCGTCTACACGCAGATCAACCTGCCCTCGACAAAGTCCGACGTGACCTGGTTGATCCTGCAGGACGCGAAGACGCGCACGTCGCTGAATGACGCGACGAAGCGGTTCCTCGCCCTCATCGCGGCCTCGGCCTCCTCGTGAAGCAGCTCATTCTCGGGAAGGCGAGCGTCTCTAACGGGGTGTTGGGCGATTTCCCCGTCTATACGCCGCTGCGCGGAGGGTATTGGGCGGCAGTGTTCAGCCTCGCCCCTAATCGCCTCTTCCGCTACAGCCATACGTGGTCCGTCGCGGGCACGTTCAAGTCGCTGTTCATGGAACAGCGGTTTATCAATGACGTCAACTCGGGCGGCGGCTGGTCCGCGATCCCGATCACGCTCTACATCAACGATGCGCCCACGGCGCTCACGGTCACGATTCCGGCGCACCCAGCGGGGACGCCGGGCACGGGTTTCACCTCGACGGCGATGGATCTGAGTCACAGCGTCCACATCAACCCAGGCGATCGAGTCTGCTTGGCGATGGACACCTGCTCGATGACCTTCGGGCCGAACTTTCAGGGACTGACGA